TATGCATTTGAGCCGGTCGAAATTGACCGAATTGTTGCCAACTCTCCGCCATCGTGTGTCTGCAACACAATGTTGTCGCAATCAATCTGAATACCCATGTATTGCGCACCTGTGCCAACCTCGTAAATTGCACCAGGCTCTAGGTTGATTACGCCACCGCCCGCTACGCACGCCGCGTCAATTGCTGCATTGATCGCCGTGTGGTCCTGTAGTCCGTCGTTGGATACAGCGCCGTAGTCGGCAACGTCAAATTCTTGGAGTGGCTTTACGGGAACCTTGTAGGCTCCACCAGATGATATGACGAAAAGCAAAATCGTCAAAGCCAAAAACAACTTACGCATGGGAAAAACTCCTACGGCTCTCCAGTAATAACCGTAGCGGAGAGCTTCAATGTGACGTTACCACCAGAAATTGTACTGCAATTCGCATACAAGAACTTGGTCTGTCCAGTGATATGTACAGGACCACTTGAATTGGTAACAAGTGCCCCAGTCACTGCATATGCGTCGGTACTGGTGGCGGTTGGCGATTGGTAAAGTTGACACGAAAAGCTTGTGGCCGTTGATCCATCGTCGTACAAAATGGCGTCTTGAATGTAGCCGTCGACGGACAAAAAAATGTCCGCCTGGGAAGTCCCAGTCCACCCCGTCGTGAATGTTGACTCACAAATGCCAGTGTCGGTTTCGGCACCGCACAATGTGTAAGTAGCATTGTATCCGGCACTGCCACGATTGCGATTGCCTTGTGCCCAGTTGCCTAAGGCAATGACTGGCACGAAAACGAGCAAGAAACCGATAACGATTCCGCGCATGACACACCTCCCCTAGCGTTCCATCGCAAAGAAGAACTGCGAAATGTGCATGATCTTCGCCACGGCCTCACCATTCTGGAATGCAATTGTAGGACACAAGTTTTCATCTGTCGGCAACTGAGTCGTGTTGCGTCCGATGTAAACGCATTCTCCGTCTGCCCAAACGTAGACGGTGTCTGTACTGTCAACCAAGAACTCAAATGTGTGAAGGTCAGCCTCAGCAGTTCCTGCATCAGCAGCCGTCAACCCAACTCCAGTCGACTGAACCAATTGATCCACAAGAGCACCTGAAGCACTGGCGTTTTTACCAGCCACAAAATTAACCGTGGTAGACCCATCGACCTTCGAGAAACCAATAAAGTCCGTAGCTCCATCAATAACAGTCGTGTCGGTGATCGCAAGCCCAACGAACAAGTCACATTCGGTTACGGTGTCAATGTCGTTGTTCGCATCCGTCAACGAAAACGTAGTTTTGAAGTAGAGCTTCTTGTTCGCCCGAATGGCAAAACACTCACCAGCACCAGCAGCATCCGTGTATTGGCCTTCCCACGAATCATTGTCCGCAGCCGAATTGGTCAGAATCAGACGGGGCGGAACCAAATCGTCGGACAAACTCGCCGCCGGTGTCGTCCCAGTAACCGTAAGGGTCCACGAATCACCAGCTCCGTAAGACGAAGACGCATCCGGAACATCCTCAAGGTCATCGAATTTGAAATTCTTGATGTAGTAATCGGCAGCAAGCTGAATGCCAACCGGCATCCCAGCAAAGCGAGCAATCTCGGACTTTTGTGTTTTGCTGTTGGCGTTCTTGTGATTGACTGCCTTGAAATGACTCGTACCCATTTGGTGCTCCTTCGTAGGTAAGCCACTACCTCACCTCTTTGGAAACCACGGACTAGTAAGTGGAGTACACTAGTCCGTGGTTATTTTTTTGTAACTAAGCCGGTTGCGAGCCCACAACGCCACGCCAATCCTGGATCGCGACACTCGCACGATACATCGCATCGAACAAGTAATCTTTGGTTTGGTGGTCTTTGCCCTTGTCGAACGTGAGCGGCATACGGTCATACCACACAAGCCCACACTTCGCAGTGTCCGCCATGAGGAACCACGCATCCGTGTCCGTAAGGTACGGCCACATCACCGTAGAAAGACCCATACGGGCTCGAGTTACCGGGTTCACGTCCCCATCGGACGTTCCAAGACCGGACTCGGTTTCGAGCAACACAGTTGCTGTCCATTCACTATCGGGATGAATCACGACTTTACGCGGCTGCATCTGCAAATAACGACCCGACTCATCCGTAATGGTACGGAAAAGCGTAATCGCTGATTGCATACCCGCTTGCGAAAGTGGCACATTGATCGAGTTGTTGAAAGTACCACCCGACTTCAGCAACGTATGCGATGTACAAAGCGCAGCCGAATCAAGTCCCGTATAGGTGCTTCCACTAAAAGCATCATTCAGGACACCCGCCGCCAACGACTCCTGGTGATGATTGGCCGACATACCAAGTTCCTTGGCCGCCTGATTGATGATGTTGTACTGGTCATCCTGGAAAAGTTCGTTCGAACCACGAAAACCAAGCGCATAGGTCGCGTGAACCGTGCGAACCCGCGTGCCTTGCACCATATCGTCATACGAAATCGCAGTGCCTTCCGGTTTCTGATAAAAATTCCCGAGACCACCAATCTTGAGGTTGTCCTCATAGGCTCGTTTCGAAGTTTCCTTGCGGAAAATCTGAGACTTTACTGAAGCCTGTTGTGCAAATACGCTGTAAACCACCTCACGCAGTGCAGGGTAAAGCAGATCACCCATGTTGGGAGAGTACGTTGCCATTGCTTATTCTCCTAGAATTTTGGTTGAAACTCGTAGGCAATGGTACGTCCAAAGCCCACGAGAATTTCACTACGCTGCCGGAGCATCCACGCCCGTCATCTGGCTGGTGGTAATTGCAAACACAACCCAAGTGGGTGTGCCGCTGTACCCGGACTTATTGATTGAAACTCCGTTTGCGTCAAGCACATCCAAAATTCGAGCCACGTTGTTTGTGGTTCCGATGTCAATTGACCATACACCCGAAGCAAGCGTAAAACCTGCTTCGTCACCAATGTTGGTTTTCGCCGGAGTCGCCGCCGTGCCAGCCCCATCTGTAGCAAAATTCTTAGTACGAAACTCCGTTCCTTGGATTGGGATAATGACCTGAATTTCAGCCGAGGTCGCTCGCGCGCTGCCCGTGAACGGATCGGTAAGACCCGTATCACCATCGACGGCAGCAATGCCCATAACGTCGGCCAGAGTCGGATCGTCCGCAGATTCGGTCAGTTCACCATCGGCGTTGACTGAACACGGTTCACCGGCTCGGAATGTTTCACTTGCATTCAGTGGGAAAGTTTTGATTTGCGCAGGTCCACCAAACGGGGACTTGTGCACCTGGAAGTCGTGTCGAGACATTGAGTTGCTCCTTCGTGCGCACATTTCTGTGCTGATGTGACGAAGGCTGTCACGATTTTTCACACAATGCAAACAAATAATGCAGGCTTTTGTGCGATTCGGTAGGCCTTCGTCTATTCAAACGAAAGCGGATCACCAACTTTGATGTGATGCTTCGGCGATTGATGTCGGATCGGAGCATTACCATACACACTATTATTGCCCATGTAGGAAGCACCCGCGTCGTCCATTACTCGCTTAGCATATTCCGCTTTTTCGGCTTGGATCGCTGCGTATTCTCGCTCATGGATCTTGAGCAAAACTACATCGACCACCGTGCGCATCGAGTCGAGCGCCTTACCTTCCTCTTTGGTGTATGAGGAATTTTTGAACTCCGAGTCAGAAGTCCGAACAACCTTCCAGCCCTTGTTTACTTTTGTACCAAGAACACCTTCGTTGCGCAAGGCCCATGCGTAAACCCATCCAGGTTGCGGATTAGGCACATTAAGAGTTTGCCATGATCCACGGTGCGGACCAAGAGCCACAGGTTTACCATTGGGTCGATGTGGACGCAGCATCCCACGGTTCCCACCACCCGCAATTTCTGACGATTGTTGCTTTGCCATGTGCATCCTGTCCTTTCCTATGTAAGTGTTTATTTCCTGGCCTGACGTTGTTTGTTCCAAGACTCGAAATCAACATGTTCCTCGAAGTTGTTGTAGGGATCCTCCGAGTATGCAATACCGCTCGATTGCTCAACTCGCGCCAGGGCATCTTTGGCCTCAGGTGAAATCCGGTTATTCGGCAATCGCACACGAACACCGTTGATAAGACCTGGGACTACCGAATAAGCCTCTTCGCGGGCCTTGTTGTTGGCGCGGGCAGTCGCTTCACGAAGTTCATACAAGTCACGTTCATCAAGAGAGCCTTTAATGGCACCAAAGAGCACTCTGGCTTGTTCCGAGTCGGCAAGCTGCTGTAGCGACAGGCGACCGCTCACATGCTCCATGCTGGGCTTGATGAGTTTGTCCCACTGGCCAGGCCCGTAGGTGTCATCGAATTCGGTCTTTAGCCCTTCCCAAATGTTGGCCGCCTGATTCGTGAGCATTTGCTGTACTCTAGGATCGTTCGCGATTTGCTCTTCGTAATGTTGGCTAAATTGCTCACGGAAGAACCCCTTTGGATCACTCCATTGACGACGTTGCTCTTCAGTAAGACCACCATCAGTGCGAACAGGTTCCGGCTCAGGACGTTGCATTGACTCTCGTAGCCCAGCCACTTCACGAGCCAAAGACTGCTGTGACTGCTCTAGGCCAACGAGGTGGTTTTCGACGGGCGAAAACGCTTGCTGGATTCCAGATACAAAGGCAGATTGCACTGCCGGGTCCACACTTGACGCCGGTGCAGGATCGCCACCTGCCGCATTGCCACCATCGAAAATTGCATCGCTCATGGGTGTTACTCCTTCCCTAGTTGTTCTTCAATCCAATCGAGTATATCTATGATAAATCCCGACAAGACTTCAATCCATTTGTTCAACATACCAACAAATTTAAGCACTAAGCAACCCTCATGAGAAAAGTCCAGCAGGGGTAGCTGGCGCAGCAACGGCTTCCTTGGCCTGCTCTTGGGCTTGTCCACCTTGGTTTGCAAGCGCTTGGGCTTCTTGTTGCTGGCCTTGTTGTTGTGCTTGCTGTTGTTGCATCATGCCTTGGAGCGTTTGCACGAGTTCATCCACGCTGGCAATCCGTTCATTGCCGGTTCTTCGAAGGGCCATTACAAATCGCTCTGGATCATCAATGTCGGAATTCTCCAGGAATGACTTCATGGATTCACTCGATGCTGTAATGGCTTGCATCATAACACGCTTTACGAGTTCTGGTGCGTCGGGATTTGAGATCACTGACATCATTTGCGAAGCCCGAGCCCAGTAGTTTGACACCATTTGGTCAACCATGACGGCTTTGTTGCGTTCTGCCTCGGGGTTGAAGACCTCGTCCATGGCAAACAAGTCCAGCTCCAAATTGCCCACCAAAGGTTCGTCCGTTGGGAATAGCCATTGGTGAACCACGGGCGCATCGTCTTGCCCCAAGACTGCCGAAAATCGCTCAAGCTCACCGGCAGAATCGAGCGTTGCTTCGAATTGTTGGTACAGGATTGCGATATCAGTGCCGAGTCGCGAAAGTGACTTACGCACATGTTTCAAGAACGTGCCGATAGTTTTGTTACCTTCTTCGAGCAACGCCAAGGTGCTTGTGGCAGGTGCAGGATGCCCACCAGAACGAACTTCACGACCCAACAATGGATCTGACATCCCCGTAACACGCTCAGCAAAAGTCTGCATGAGTTGGATCAGTTGGAAGTCCGGAAAAGACGCTGACTGAATGTTCAGCGGCATAACCTTTTCCTTTATATCACCATCCACTCGCAGTGGTTTGTTCGGTTGAAAGGTTGTTTCTGTGAAACTGCGATCGTTCGTGATTAGTTTGACACTGTTGGCAAATGTGACCGCATCTACGGATTGGTTCACAAGGGCCGTAACGCCACGTTGCATATGTTCGACGAGATGACAAATACCGGCTGCCGAATGTCGTCCCGAGCGTTTGCGAAATAGCACATCGTAAAACGGCCATCCCGCAATAAAGTACGGTTTGGGAGTTACCGAGAGTATCTTCCCGGAGAGCCGATGCAGATGTACCACGAGTGGCACTCGAATGCGTTCATTGTCATCGAGTGGCCCCACAATTTTGTCACGACCCATTACGGCCTGAATCAAGGGCCAATCCACCCAACATTCACGAATATCGTATACATTGTCGTGGCTGATACGACTTGACTTCGTGATATTGTCAACATCGTCTTTGGCGTCTTTCACGGTGCGTGCAACACCATTAAGTCCTGGCTGCTTTAAGGCATCTTCAACTGCGTCGTCGAGCCATTCGTAGGTATTGGCGTAACGGATTAATTCATTACGTGTCAAGTTATGTTCACGCACAACAATCATGCTCTCGTTGATTTCTTTGCCAAACTCCCACAAAATTTGTTCACGCGGAATGTGTTCGACGCAGGCACCACGTCGGAGGTGCACAAGTTGTGGTTTCTTTTTCCCTGGCACAATTACATGTCGTTTTTCATCTACCCAACGCAATCCCATTACCGATTGGCCAATCGGGACAGCCTCCGAGAGCCAATCAAGTGTAGGTGTGTAGATGTCAAATTCGCTCGTGGCAACGTAGTTTAGGAAGTCGACGACATGAGGCAAGTATTTGTCAGCAAATGCCGTGTTGCGAGATCGACCCACCCAAATTTTGCCGGATGAGTAAACTTGTCCAAAAACTCGAGACACGATGGTGTCGGACGAAATGCGCGACAACGGAATTACTAGATTGCTTGCGCCTGGCCACGGTTCATTACGAACTGCTTGTTCAGGTTTCCCTTCGTAGAGATCCCACCATTTTGCAATTTCTTCAAAGTACTGCTTGTGGTCAGTTTCAAGGTCTTCGATTAAGTGGATTAGTTCTTGGCCGAGTTTTTCAAGGTCGGTGGGAGAAAGATTGAGTTGTTCAAAATAGTTCACGGGCATTGCAAAGTATCCTCTTGGTTTACGAGCATCTTGAGGCGTTCCAAACGATTTGTCCACCCGTTTGCGTAACACTTAAATTTCGGCATTAGACAGAGCTGCGCCAAGAACTGGCCACGAAGATTAGTTACTGCATTGGCCAAGTCGACTGGTGTCTTAGAAACAAGATATGTTTTGCAAGCATCGTCAGTTTTCGGACCAAAGACACCATCGGGTACAGAATTCACAACGGTCTGGAGTGCTTCAACAGCACGTCGAGTACCTGAATGAACAGCGTAATCGAGTACAGCTACGTTGGCAGGCCAAGGCAGCTTGCTTGCGCCGGATGGTCCCCAGTAACAATCCCGGTATACCGTCAATGCGTTTTCTCGGGTTAGTCCCCGAATGTCGAGATCGGAGTGTGACGCAGCCGAAATTCCCATGTTAGTCATGCCGCCCGCATCACGAGGATCGTCCACGAAACCGCCTTCGGCATCGAACACAAAATCCATAGCGCGTTCGAAGCTCACGAAGAAAATCTCCTAGGCTGCTTCGGAGATTCCGAGTTCGTCATCAATTCGTTGAGAAATCAAGTATTCACGAACACTTGTTAGGGGTACAGCACCACGAATTGGCTCACCCTGCACCAATAGCAAACACAGGACTGCCTTGGGACCGTTTTTTATCATGAATGGCTTTAGGCCATTGATCGGTTGCCAATCATCTGCCAGATATTCCCCAAGGTCGACGTTACGAACCAGCGCATAACGACAGCCGCAAGGACCGCCTTCAAACAAGAGTTCATGCAATTCCGGAATATGATCGAACGAAACAATCTCTGCCATGGGTTATTCCCCTTTCCATTTGGGTTGTAGAGCATTCATCGAATATAAGTACCATGCGTGTGGACACAATGCTAGTAGCCATAGCAGGTTTGGTTTCCGCGTGGACGAAACCGTCCCGAGTAATGCTGCATTCGTCGGTCATGTTCGCTTGGGGATTCAGGTCGCGAAAGCACCATATCGGTGTAGGCCTGGGCATCCAGGATGTCACGGGTTCGGGAATGCGGGTACTCGGTTAGTTCAACAAAGAGTTCATTGCATCCATCCCGGGCCAAGTACCACTCGCCACGTCGATAGGCCGGAATCAATCCAGAAATACGAGTATCTTTGCGTTTCCCGCCAGTCAAAAGTTTTTTGATGTTGATGTAGCCATTGGAAAATTCGAGGTGCTTCCCGCTTTTGAGTTCTTGTTCGATCCATTTGCGATAGAGTTTTGAGAAGTTCACCTCTTCGATCCCGAGCTTGGTAGTGGACCAACGTTCCATCGTCTCAAATACCTTAAGGATTACGTCGTAGGGATCGGCCAAAATACCAAAAGCTTCGAGCGCGAAGCGTCGACCCCAAGGATCCATGCCCACGACAATGATCCCGTTGCGAGCCGACGCCTCTTGCCGCCGTTCACTTGCCTCGCTCGGCGCAGGATCCAATATCACGGCCACATCCATGTTATCGAGGTAGACAGCTTGGGGTGGTTCAAATTTTTCGTCCATGGCTGGGTTGATGTTTGGATCGTAATAGTTCTTTTCGATTGTGAAATACGGTTTGTTGTCGCGATCGAGTTGTACTTTGCCCCAACGCAGGCAACTTGGATCAAAGGCCAATTCTTTTCCGGGACGAGGTTGGCACTGCATTTGTGCAGAAAAGTCCACCGGGTTTTTCGAAGCTCGGATCAAGAGTTCTCGCTTGTTGAGTTTTGTAGGAAAGATGGATTCCCCGTTGAGATCGGGTTGCCCAATGAAGTTTTCGAGAGCCGACCGACGGTATAACTTGTAGGCCACATCGCCTTCGTTGTAAGTATCGAGAATGTAGCGATAGAGGTCATCGTAGGACCACGGGGTACAGGCAATGAAGTCCATACCACCCATGGCAGGTTTCTCGAAGTAGAGCGACGAATCAAACCAGTCCTTGGCATACTGCATCACGGTTGGGGATTTACTCGCCTCAAACGAAATCAAGTCGTCCTTAATGATTTTTGGCCAATGGTGGGAAGTAGCCGCAGCCCCAATGCCTACGGCAGTAATCGAAGCTTCTGGGATACCTAATTTTCCTCGTTGGAAACAAATTTCCTCATCGGACCATTTCCAATTTTTAGGCAAAGACTGTCCATCGAACATCCCGGGCGGCAACAAGTCCCGAAAGACGTACTGGAAGATACGATTGCCAGTCACGATTTCCTTAATGGCCCTGAGCCATTTCTTCGAGTTGTCGAGTTTTTCGTTGAATATGGCAATGGGTTCATCGGGTTCACGGCACTGCTGCCAGAGGGAATTGGCCCGCGACACAATCGACGTTTTAAAACAATCACGTGGGATTTGCAGCATAATACGCCGGTATCCAGGTTGTCCCCATCGCTGCACAAGTTCGCAAATGGGTCGATGCAGCGGTTCGTACAAGTCTTGGTAATCCATAATCATTAGGCAAAAGAAGTAAAAGTCGGTCGTGAGCAGCGTATGCAATTGCGACAATTGTTGCTGCGATGCGTCACGAATCTCGAAGCCTGCATCCAGAACCAAGGACTCGCCCGGCAAAATAATTCGATTGCTGGGGGCTGTCGCCCCCAGGCCCCCAGCGGAGTTGGGAGCTTGCGCAGACATTTCCCCAGTACGAAGTTGGTCCAAGGGTTTGGAAGGAGAAGGTCCGGGGCCGGCGAAGACCGAGCCGGCGCGGAGATCCGGGTTCGACGGGGTTGGCCGGCGTGCGGGTTTAGGGCGCGCCGGGTCGTCCGGTCGTGTTGGTGCGTGGAGGAAGTCGGAGTCGGAGTCGATCATCGGTCGGGGTCGGCTGGCGAGATTCCGTAGGACACGTCGCGTGCTTCGATGAGGTGTGGATCGTTCGTAAGCGAGTGTTGTCCAGCGGGCGAGATTTTGGCTGCCACGTTGGTGAGCAAGGTGTTGATTTGTTTTTGAGTGCTCATGTCAATGGACACTTGGACAGTTTGCTCAATTGCCTTGGTGTGCTGTTCGGGGAAGACACGATTGCAGCACCACTCGAGTGCATCGTAGGAGTGCTTGGTTTCGCGACCGGTCATGGTGGTTTGGGCCAAGTCCATCATGCGTTGCAGAAAGATTTCGCCGTCCTGCAACAAGCGGAGCTGTTGGCGACTGGCCATCTCCATGATTTCGAACTCGTATTGCTCACGGATACGCTTGACAAACTCGTCCTCGCTCGCCCAACGCCGAATCGTCTGCTCAGATACCCGCGCCAAACGAGCAATGGTCGCAAGATCGCGTAACCCAAGAGCTAATTCGCGACCAACCGTGCGCTTCGTCTGCTCATTGTGAACTGATTCTGACATTCGTTTTCACCACCGAGTGGAATGTTTGGGCTGGACGGGCGAGCAGAACAGCCCAATCGCCGGGGGGAAAGGAGCCCAGATAAGATCGGCATAGGACTACTCGCCACGTCCAAAACGAACGTACAACGACACCAGAACAAACGCAACCACAAATTCAGTACGAAACTTGGTATACACTTTTGTGCTGTCGGATTGGACGGACGACCGTCAATATGTTGACGTTTTCGGTGCAACATTTGGCTGCATCAGGGGTGCAGCGTTTTGTGGCACAAACATGTTTATCTGCAATTACGGGCGAATTTGCGAGCCGGTTCGCCAGGTTGCGTGGCGACGTTGATCGTTTTTGTAACAACGAAAAGTGATTCGCAAGACCACGACTGGAGTTACGAGGCACAATAGCTAGTAAAGCAAAATGTTGAAAATGTCAACGATTCCCATGGCCAAACAAGTACTTACGCTCTCTAAGTACCGAATTTGGCGGTTTTTCTGGGAGTGAGAAAAATACTGGGGCAGTGTGACATTGTGTCACCTCGAATCTGTGGAAATTTTTAACCCATGAGAA